AAAGATGTTAAGTATTATTGGTCGACCAACTTATCTAGCTAACTTAAGAACTAAAAGTGCAGAAGCAGACAATAGATTTAATAATATATTTCATGAAATTATTGAACACAAAGCTTCTGAACTATTAAGAAATCCTAGATTTAGAAAAGGTCAGGGTAAAGCAAGAACACAACCACTGTTAGATTTTAGAACGGTGTTAGTAAATGCTGTGTTAAGAGATGCTAAAAAAACTACATTAACATTTATGAAACGTGGTGTATTCGATATTGATGACATAGTTTTATCTAAGATGATAGACATAGGTGACAAATACAAGTGGGCTGATATTGATAGAGGTCTTGCTATAATGCAAGAGGAATCAGAAGAGAGAGTTGAGTTTAAAGATCTAACAAGGGAACAGTTAGATACTCTTGAAGCATATCTAGAGTTTGAAAAACGACTAGAAGAAAAGGCAAAAAGATCTCTTAACTAATCTTCTAACATTCTATCTGCCCACTCGTAGGCTTCTCTCTTTACCTCATCAAGTCTAACGTAACCACCACGACTAGCAGCAAGCAACCCTGACAGTGCTTGACCTGCTAGATATATACGAGCTGACATAGGTGGCTCTTCAATAACTTTTAATTTACGAAACTCTTGGGCTTCCTGCTCGAGGGTTTTCTTTTTTACACTCTTCATTTTATTTCCTAGATTGTTGTTGCACTAAAGCCTCAAGATACCATTGAGCTTTCTTTAAATCTTCTACCCCATTCTTATACCTCCAACGGTGAAGATACTTAGCTATGTTGCCCCGAAGGTAGCCAGTGTATTCTTCATCCGTTAGAAAATCTTTTATGTATTCGATGCATTCGATATCACCTCGACCATAATGCGCTGGGTTGTTTACATTATCTTCTGCCATATGTTACACCTCTATAAGTTCTGCTTCACCGTAAGGAATATGAAAGAAATATTCATACCGCCTAGCGTTGGCTAACCATATCTCCTTTGCACACTCCTCATTAAGTTGAAAGTCTTTGATTCTCCATGCTTGCTTACAGTCACTACGTATGACGTAGAAGTTACAATAAGTATTGTCACTCTCTACTTTCTTGTACTTATTTATAAGCCTGTACTTTCTGTAAGGTATACGTATCTCTTTCCACTTAGGATTCCAATCACCTGTCCATTGGTTCTTCATCTCCACTTCAGAGTAATACATACCACCATTCTTCTCACTTTTTATATCAAAAGAAAAGTCTTCCTCAGTATCAAGGATAGTATGCCCATGACTTTCTAAGTAATTTGTTATTGTTGTCTTAGCCTTACTGTCATTCTCTGCATATGATTGGGGTTGAAACCTTCTGTAATATGATCCCTTAATTGGTTGTAACATGGTATCTCCTTATGTTAAATCTACAATTTCACAGACATCGCCAGAGCAAGCCATTGTCTGCATAGCTACAGTATTATCTTCTTGTTCGTACTCTGATAGTTTAGACCAGTCAATCTTATCTGGCATACATGACAGTAACATTTCATAGTCATGCTTACCACAGTCTTGGTATGGTGCTTGTTGATAGGTGTGATCAGAGTGTGGTAGAAATGATACACCCGACATCTCATCAAAGTGTTTGTAAACAAATGCACCAACTTCCATCCACTCATCATCTCTTACTGAGATAGTCACTGATGGCTTATGCTCACACCATGATTGTTGATATATAAGCCACATCTCTAGTTGTTCTATGGCTGTCATATCGTTTCTTGTAATAGCTCTATGAGGAGACTTTACAGGAAAACTAAACACTGTAGTTGTATCTCCTTTGAATACACAAGGCTCATTAGGTATGCCTTGGTCTTTCATAAACTGTGTTAGAGGATCTTTGTTATCACCTCTTACTGTTCTTATGTAGTATCTGCTGTGTCTTGCATGTATTCCAGAGGCACTGTCAACAAGTTGGCTAACTGTTCCACTGGGCTTGACACAGGTGATAGATGTACTTTGTGGAATGCCAAGCCGATTAGCATACTCAAGATTAGTATTAACAGCAACTTCTCGTAAATGTTCAAGAGTCTTCTCCAATCCTTTGTTCTTAGTTGTTAATAGTTTATTGTCCATTATTCCAGTGAGCGACACACCCAACAGTCGTTCTTCTTCGGTATTTCGTTGCCACACTTTTCGCAGATATGGGAACTTAGTGAAGGAAGACTGAATAGTTCCAAGAATAGTTGCCAGTTTAACTTTACGCTCAAGATCATCAACTGTATCTGTCGCCCTAACCACGACCTCAGTAAGATTACAGAACTGATATGGTCGTAATATGATTTCACTGCATGGATTAGTACCGAACTCAAAGTTTGGATCACGTCTACCAAATTTGGCAGCTTGTTTTTTAGATGCTTCACGATTAAATATCCCTCTTTCACCAGACTTACTCTCAACCAGAGCAGTCCATTCTCTCATAAAAGTTTCAATGTCAGGTCTTTCTGTATAAGAAACAGAGTTGTTAGCTAATGCTCTGTGTGCTGCAGTCTCCCACCATTGACCTGACTTAGCATGACGCATACGATCATCACTAAGATTAGATAGTGAGATCATAGCACTACGTCTTACTCCACCTACAACAACGATCTGACCGATAAAACACATTAGGTCATGGCATTCCATAGATGATAGCCTACGTCCCTGTGCGCTTCTAAATGTCTGCACAGTAAAATTAAATAGTTCTACTAGTGGAGCGGGGCCACTGGCTCTACCACCAAATGTCTTGAGCCTTGCACCTGCAGGACGCACACGAGAGACATCCCATTGTGGTATCTCACCTGCCCAGAGTAAAGCTAACAGCTGACGAAAAGCTTTAGCCCAACCTTCTTTACTATCCTTAACAACTATCATTGTCTCACTGTCGTATAGCTCAGGTATTTCTGGTAGTTGTTGTATAAACTGACGTTCAACACTGAAGCCTACACCAGTGCCACACAACAATATAAACATAGCTTCATCAAAAGACTTAGGGTCATCTACTGGTAGATAAGAGCAGTTGTATCCTGCTGTATTGTCTCTCTCTAAAGCTGGACCAGCAGTCATCATAGCTCTCATGCTTGGCATTACATCTAAGTTGAGTATAGCTTGCTCTAGTTCATTTGTTGTTTGTTCATCAACTTTTGTATGAATAACATTAGATACATATCTATTTACTGTCTCAGGCCAAGACTCTCGAC